ATATCCCGGAAGAAAATGAATTCTACGATATGGAACTGGAAAATGAAAATTGGAGAAAGTTAGATGCTGTGCTTAAGGAGATCAGCGATAAGCTGGATGCAGTAAAGACAACTGAATAATCTAAAGCGCCTAAGAGCCGATTACATGACCATGTGTTGTGTAGCCGGCTCTTTTAAATAACAAGCCTACGGGCAGAAAGGGAAATTATGCACTTAAAATTCATCACAGATAACTGGCAGATATTTACCGCCTTTGCAACTGCAATCGCATATTCGTATCGCCAGATTATCGCTACAAGAAAAGGCATCCGGGCACTTTTAAGGGCGGATCTGATTCGTCTCTACAATAAATACCATGATGATCTTGGATATTGCCCGGTATATGTCAAACAGTCCTTAGAGGACGAGTATCAGCAATACCATGCCTTAAAAGGAAATGGCGTTGGAACCAATTTATACCACGCATTGATGGCTCTGCCAACGGAGCCACAGGAAGGAGAGCAATTATGTTAAAAAACACAGTATTCAAACCATCAGTAGACACACAGAAATGGTTAAAAGCCGCAGGAATCAGAGCGGTAAAAACCATGGCACAGGCTGCGATTGCCGGAATCGGAGCGGCGGCAGCAATGGGACAGGTTGACTGGAAGTATGTTCTGTCAGCATCCGCGCTGGCGGGTGTGTTGTCTATGTTAATGTCAATTACAGGAATCCCGGAAGTAGAAAGTGAGGAATAAAATATGATTATCAATGTACATGCCGGACATAACCCGGACGGAAAAGTAGCCTGCGGAGCAGTGGGTGTGATTAAAGAATCTACAGAAGCCAGAAAAGTAAAGGATGAGGTTATCAGATTATTAAAGGCGGCAGGACATACAGTTTATGATTGCACCGTTAATGATGGAACAAGTGCTAATGATGTACTGGTAAAGATTGTGAAAAAATGTAATACTCACAAGGCAGATCTGGACGTGTCAATCCATTTCAATTCCGGAGCAAATGATCGCGCCGGTAACGGACGAACCACGGGAACAGAGGTTTATCTGTATAATTCCAGCAGCAAGGCAAAGAAGTATGCAGAAGCGGTCGTTAAGCAGATTGCAGCACTGAGCTTTACAAACCGTGGCGTAAAGGTCAACCCGAAGCTGTATTTCCTACGCAGATCAAATAATCCGGCAATGCTGATCGAGTGCTGTTTTGTGGATGATAAGGACGACGCAAAATTGTATAATTACAAACGCATGGCAGAAGCTATTGTTCGTGGAATTACTGGACAAGCTGCCACAGCCACAAAGACCGAATACAAAGCCGGAAACTGGTATCGCGTCAAAGAATCTGTTCCAGTCTACAATGGATATTACGGCGAGCAGGGCAAGTATATTTACTTATCAAACCAGATTAAGACGTCCTGTGACAACAAAAATGGTATCGGATACCTGAGAAAAGGTGCCGATATTAAGCCGGTAGAGGTTAGAAAGTTCGATGATGGATCCGTGTGGTTCAAGCTGGATGCCACGATGGCATGCTTGGTCGCTGGAATTAATGGAAAAGTTTATATTGGATAAAGGAAAAAGCCCGCATGGAGAAATCTGTGCGGGTTTTTTTAATATTTACATAAAATCCTTACAATAACTATTGACATAGGGTGTACCATATGATATTATAATTACAGGAGGTGAGATACAGATGAGCAACAAAAAGAAAAAGCACAAACTCGAAAAAGTTGCAATCATAGTAAGCATATTCAACGGTGTGGTAACTGCGGTATGCATGATCTATGAAACATTCTTCAAGTAAGTGCTTGGCGGTGGGTGAATCCCACCACTCACCGCTATTTTAAATCATCTGTAAAAAAATGTCTATGAAAAAAATAATAATGGTTAGCACATGGATTACATTTTTTTGTTTATGCTACATGGCTGTAAAAAAAGGAATTGATCTTTTACTTGGAGCAACAATTTTAACAAGTATAATCAGCAATGTATTAAATGTAGTATGCATTATGAAAGAGGAGAAAGATGCCAAAGGGAAGTCCTAAACAACAAACGATAGCATCGAAAAAATACCAGGAAAAGGCAGGATATATTTCGAAATCATACAAGTTAAAAAAAGATGTGGTAGAAGAATTTCGGAAAGCCTGTGAGAGAGAGGGAGTGAGCCAGGCAGGCAAGATTACAGAGCTTATGCAAGAATATATAAATAAAGCAGAATAGGAAAAATATATCGTGTTGCATTTCGTGTTGCATAGTGCTGTAAAATTTATGCGGATAATGCAAAAACGTGCGAAATGCGCAGTAATCAGAACAAGTAAAAACCGCATTTTATCGGCACTCCACAAGATAAGTGGAATTTGATAAAATGCGGTTCATGAGTTCGATTCTCTCATCCCCTGCTCCCAATAATGGTCTTGAAAGTCGCGTGTTTGCTGGATTTCAAGGCTTTTTTCGTTTTTAAAAATAGGTACTTAAATTCGTTTTAGTGTCATTATATTCCATTGAATATCATTAAAAGTGTCGCCAGAAAGTGTCGCCAAGAATGTCGCCAAAAAAGTTGCTAGAGTAAATGTCAAATCTGGAAAGGAGAATCAGAATAGAGTATTTGACAATTAGGAGTATAAGCCAGACCAACGCGTATATGTTCTTTTTTGTAATCGTCTAATAAAATTTTATTAGGAGCTTCCTTATAATAATAGCAAAGGTGTCAGGAGGGGAAGTAGATGGAGCGGTATTTAACGCCGAAAGAAGTACAGCAGGTGCTGGGACTGAGTAGGACGAAGACGTATGAGATGATTAACCAGAAAGATTTCCCAAAGGTCAGATTGGGGAAGAATATCCGGGTTCCGGCATCGGAGTTGGAGAGATTTATGAAGCAGTATTTGTATAAGACGTATGAGATTATTTGAAAGATGGTACTCTGGGAGACTAGGGTGCTATTACTATGTATAATCAAATTGTGATTGTAGAATAGAATATGTTATACTATTTTGTATATAGAGAGATTTATGATTGGTAAATAGCAATAATTTGGGAACATCTAAATAATATACGGGAGGATAAATGAGTTTTATGAAAAAACAATGTTGGAAAGGTAAAATTACGCAGTGCTGGAAGGAAAAGCGGGAAGAAATAATAAAGGAGGTAGCTGTTCCAGAACCTAGAAGGCAGAATGATAAAAAAAGTAAAACGCAAGTAGGCGATTGTAAGGTAATATCACAAAAAGTAAGAAAAAACATAATTCCATTTATTATAGGAATGGTATATATTTTTATAGGGATATTTATCTATCTAATACCCAATGCGCCTATTTTTTGCGATTTAAAGGGTGTATGGGAAAATTCTGTATTTTTTTCATTTGAATTGATAATTCTGGGGCAGTATTCTGTCTTGTACGGAATAATTGCTCAATTAGGAAGCAATGATAATCGCTATCAGAAAAAAAGTTGTTATTTTATATTAACAGTGGCATTGGCATTAATGTTACCATATCACTTAATAATTAGATTTATTAATAAGCTACTAAATTTGGTAAGACAGAAGCATGTGGCATATTTGTTCCCATATTATTTATTGAGTATATTTGCTGTTTTACTGCTCTTTTCTATTGCAGCAATAAAAGTGCCAACTTTAAAAGAGTTTGTTGATCTTCGGTTGAAAATTAAGTTGAATGATGAAGCAATAGCATTTATCATAGTTTTTGTTTCTATATGTCTTTATTTCAAGATTACGGAGTTGTGCGCGTGGCTATCAACAAGATCAGTTGTTCGTAGTGTGCAGAAAAGCAGATTGAAGCGTGAATCAAAAAATAATTGGCGTGGCACAATGAAAGATGAACTTTATAGAAATGAGAGAAAAGAAAATATGAGAAAAGAATGGGAAGTTGTTAGAGCAGAAATACAATACTCAAAACTTTATTTTTACATTTTGTTGAATGTAATTATATTATGTAGTCCTATTGGAGAAAACGAGTTTTTGCGACTCATTGTTAATGAGATTGTTGGAGTTACAACATTAGCAGCACTTGCAAGAGAAGTAAGAAGTAGTATGAAAAACGAAGCAGGTAAAGTGGAGATGTGACGTAGAAATTAAAAATATATGGAATACATTGTGACTTGTAGTATGATATTATAAAAATAATGTGTAGATAATCAAAAGAAAAGATAATCAAAAGAAAAGATAATTGGGGGGATGAATAATGAGTACATTTCGTGATTGGAAAGTCGTAAATAAATTAAGTGATCGTGGGCAGACAAATTCCGAAGTTCATCTTTTGCAGAAAAAAGACTCAGATGAATTTATAGTAAGAAAAGTGATACATGGTATTGATCATCCGTTGTATCAGGCTATATTTACAAGAGAAATGAGAGCATTGTACAAGCTTAATAAAAGTGAGAATATTGTTAGTATAGTTGGAGATGATTACTTAAAGGAAACCAAGACGGGTGAAAAGGTTGGAGTAATTTATCTTGAATATATTAATGGGGTTGAATTGGGCAAGGTACAGATAGAAAATCTTTCATCTAAGGAAAAATTTTCTATTGTAAGGCAGCTGTTAGATGCAATAGAAATCTCACATTCCAATGGTATTATACATAGAGATATTAATCCAAATAATATTATGGTTACAGAGGATAAGGTTGTAAAGGTTATTGATTTTGGAATTTGTAAAATTAATGACATGATAAATTCTGCAACAGTATTTACATTAGGTACAAATGCGTATTCTGCACCAGAAGTACATCAGCATAGTGAGAATGCGACAGAAAAGAGTGACTTGTATTCTATTGGTGCAGTAATTTATTATCTTTTTACAGGAAAACAGCCGCCACTGGCAGTACAGTTTCAAAAAACTATGGATTCAGTGCGGGGAATGGATATTGAATTGAAGCCAATTGTTAAAAAATTGGTGGCAGAAAATCCAGATGATCGTTATGAAAATATATTTGAGTTACGGAAAGATATCTCAAGATTATTTATGCGCTTTTTAGATACAGAAAAAACTGTTGTGTTTACTATGGCGTATGAACGATTCAAAGAATTAAAGAATTTTAAATTATTACCACAGTCGGTTACAGTAAAGGAGGCTGCTGAAGGAAATTTGCCAGAAAATTTTCTGGAAATGTATGCTTTTTGCAAAGAGGAAGATGATGAAAAGGTGTTTATCTTTTTGGGATATAATTACCTTATGGAATGTATTTATGAAGAAGAACTAAATGTATTTGATGTTTTGAAGTTTCGAAAAGTGGTGCCGATTGACCGCGATAGATTAAGGAAGAGATATGCGCAAGTTGTAGGAAAAGTGCGATTTGTAGATAAGAAATTTGCTCATAGGGAACCTAAGAATGATAGTATAGAAATTAAAAATACGATTATTGATTATTACTCAGAATATATTTCCAATAATAATGTTGAGAATGAATATAAGAGTAAGTATGGTGTATGGCGCGACCTTTTACAGTTGGTGAAGGAAGATATTGAAAAGAACATAATAAGATTACCATATGATTCGTTTCAATTAGATGGAGATATTTTACGATTTCGTTTGAAGAAAGGTGTTTTTATTGATGAAGAGCGTTTGAATAAGGAGCAGCTTTTTGTATACGAACGAAAAGGAAAAGGCAAGGACAAAGTAAAACCTGTTACGATAGGTGCATATGAAAACGATATCTATGAAAATGAACATGTAATTTTACAGATAAAAAGGGTGGGTAGAGTTAGTTTGCCTGCTAAAGGTTTGATATGTATGGATTATCGCAAAGATTTAGTGAATGTTGAAAGACAATTAGATGCATTGAATATTTTGGAAAAGGAAGATTATCAATGTAATTTTAGTTTGAAGAGAATAATATCAGGTGTAGAGAATCCATCGGTTAGTATTATATCAAAAGAATTGCATCTATTTAATAAACAACTTGATTCGCCACAGAAAGCAGCTGTACAAAAGGCGTTGGAAGCAGACTCAATTGCTATTATACAAGGACCTCCTGGAACTGGGAAAACAAATGTTATTATTGAAATAATATTGCAAATATTAAAAGAAAATAATAGAAATAAGGATATGGAGCCTAAAAAAATTTTGCTTGTTTCACAATCGCATCCGGCGGTAGATAAAATGTTAGAAGACCTTATTAGAGATAGTGAAGAGAGACCGGATTTATTACGAATTGGGCGAGATGAGAAGTTGAACGACGAAATTAGAAAGGAATATTCGATTACAGATGTTAAAGAACACTGGATAGAAACAGTAAAAGAGAGATGTGACAAATATTCACAAAGTATAATGAAAGAAGTTGGAATTGACGAAGCAGAATTTGAAAACTATTATCAGAAATTAGAAGAGTCAAAAGTCGAAAATAATAATCTTGAGGTAAAGGATTATCAATTAATAGCAGAATTTCAGAAAAAAACGAATGGTATTCAATCTGGGCATGTAAGAAAAATATTGGAGATTCAAAAGGAATGGAAAAATCAGATGTCCCAGTGCGATGAAGTGGAGTTGTATATTATAAAAAGCACCACGATTATTGCAGGAACGTGTACAGGGTTTGTGTCAAATAGAATAATTAGAGATGTAGATTTTGATTATGTTATTGTGGATGAGGCGGCTAAAGCAACATTTCCAGAGCTTGCGGTTTCGTTAAATAAAGCACATAAAATTATTTTGGTTGGAGATCATCAGCAATTACCGCCAGTGCTAGATACAGAACTTATCAGGGACAATAAGGATAAAATTGATGAGGAAAATTTGGCACAAGGTATTTTTGAAAAATTATATATGATGTTTCCAGAAGATAACAAGCATAGACTTACTGTACAGTATAGGATGCATCCAACTATTGGAACGCTTGTAAGTCATGTTTTTTATGATGATGATATTCAAAATGGAGTTGAAAAAGAGGAACGAACGTTATCCATTGAAGGATATGAAGATATTGCAATAGAATGGCTAGATACATCAAAGCGGTCACCACAAGAACGATATGAAATTGCGTATGAAAATAATGGGAAAAAATCCTATCAGAACAATTTAGAAAAAAAGATTATTAAAGCGAAATTAATTGAATTAGATGCTAAGATGCAAATAAGAACAAAGATAGCGATTATTACTGGTTATGGACCGCAGCGCTATAACTTACAAACAATGGTTAAACAGCTCTCTTTAAAGAATCTTGATATAGATGTCGATACAGTAGATGCATTTCAAGGAAGTCAGAAAGATATTATTATTTATTCGACAGTAAGGAGTAGTTCAAATCCATACGGTATAGGTTTTCTCAAATCAGAAGCGAGAATAAATGTTGCATTCTCAAGAGCGAGATGTTTGCTAATTATCGTTGGAGATATGAAGTTTTTGGATAACTATAAAATTAGAGGAAATAAGTTTCCTCAAATTATTGAGTATATTAAAGAGTCAGAAGGGTGTCGGATAGTTGAATGTTAGGAGAGAAGTAGTATGGAACATATAATAAAATCTATCGCGCGGGATATTCCCAAAGAAATAAAAAATCATCATTTGATAAAAAGGCAGGACATTTATGTACCGTATAGAGAAATAGGTGTCGTGTGTTTGACAAGAGATACGGCTGAGATTAACTTGTTTTATGAGACAATATTAAAATTTATTGATATTGGCGTATGTGATATCAATGAGATTTCTGAAATTATGGGGGTTGAATTTAAACTTTTAAAAGAAGTAATTGTAGATATGATTGAAGAGCAGTATCTTGCTACATCTCAAAATCAAATTTCTATGACACAGAGAGGCAGAAAAGCGCTAAAAACCAGACAACTTGTTACTATTCAAAAAAGAAATATTAATCAAATTATGGTTGATATGATCACGGGGACTTTTGAAGAAAGTGATAATATAATTATATCGCAGGTGAAGAAGCAGGATCTTTGTCTAAATGAAGAGATTAGCATTACAAAAGAGTTTTTAGAGACAAATTATGCAGAGATAAATGAAATTTACCAAAAAAATCAAATTGAAAGTAGTGTTTTTTTCGTACATAATGTTTCACGAGAGTTATACAAAATATTAGATGTAGCATATGATAGGTTAGTTTTTGTAAAAAAGGAATTGTTGATATATAAAAACAATGACGTGGATGATTATGAATTTGTAATAAGTAAAGACTCTGGAGATAAGTATATAAATGCTTTTTATGCTCAAGTTAAAGATATAACTTTTCCTGGATTGGAGAATGTATTTGAGCGAGATTGG